TTTTTTTGAAGTTGTATTACATTTACGACGCTTCATGGAATTGGGTTGTTTCTTACATTGCAATGAAGTATATTCTTCTTTTTATCGCCCTTGCGATTGCAATTGCCGTCCCCCTTCTTTGGTGGGTTAGAAAAAACAAAAATCAAGTTCCAATTGACAAAAAAGTCGTTAACCAAGCTTTCGGTGCTGGCTCAAAGAGTCCTCGTGCTGAAGCATTGCTCTCGATAGGAGTGGTTCTCCTTTCCTCTATTGCTGCCTGGATGCACAATTCGGACAAACCCCTCAAAATTTGGAAACAGTTTGTTGAGTGGGCCAACATTGGAAACATTGCTTGGATGGCCTTTGGCCAACCGAATAAATGCAACGATAAACATTGCCCACACAATCATTACGATAAAAATGCTGAATCTCGATGCAACAGTTGTATTACTAAAGCAGCTGAAGTTGTTATCAATACGAAGATTTGGAATGATTCGACTGTTTTGGCAGATATTCCTGCTGCACGTGTTGAGCTACTTACTTTTATACTCGACAACAAAGATTCGATTCCTGAGTGGTTTAAAAAATTACGTCCTCAAGTGCAAAGTTACCTTGCGAAGTCTTTCTCCATTTCCGTTCCGGATCTTCTGGACGGTAAGTTTAAAATTGAGATTGTAAACGCAAGTCCAGGTAAAGCACACTATTGCCTCATTCCTGAAACTAGAGTTGCTTCCCTTCCGTCGGTTCTCGATGAAAACGTCGACTACGGAGTATCGCCGCCTACACTCAAGACTGAACGAGAATGGTTCGAACTTCTGACACCTAATCAGAAAAAAGAACATGAGCGTCTTTTGAAAGCTAAGGCAGAGAAAGCTACATGCAAGGATCAGGTGAATGATGGTGAAGAGAAAGAACAACGACAATACTCTCCAAATCCTATTGTTCTTCCGGTTGCTCACCCTCCTGGTGTGGAACGATCTGGTCTTGATTTTGTCGTCATTGAACAAGACAACGCCAAGAGTAGCGTTGTCCAAAGAGTGTTTGGTTGGTTTTTTGATATTTCCATTTTCTTGCGTCCTTATCGCAATTATATCATTTTGATCACTGCGATGGTTATTATCTGTGTCGCAATTTGGTGGTACCATTCTTCTTCTACCGCTCCTGCTTCAGTTGATCCGCGTGGTCCTGATGTCGATAACGAAGTCAACAAAGGAGGTACCTACCACGGAGAAAAACCTGCCGGTTACACTCGCGGTCAGTCTCAAAAACATGCTTCCCTTTCTCGCCATCATGGCAATCGCCGCTCAAACGAGG